GGCGGGGTCGCCTTTTCCGGTGATGGGTTGGGCCATGGTGAAACTCCTTCAGGTTGTGGTTAAAACGATGGATAAAACGCCTGCCGTCAGTGTCAGCCGCGCCGCGACATTGGAGCGGCCTATCAGGCTGGCCGTCTTGGTGGAGAGATCAATGCTGACGACCGTGCCGTTGAGTCCGGCTGTGCCTGGGTCACCCTTGGCGCCAGCATCGCCCTTGAAGCCCTGCAGACCGCGGTCGCCCTGATCGCCCTTGTCGCCCTTGAGCCCGGTGGTGCCCGTATCGCCCTTGCCGTAGGCCACGCCAGCGGACCAGTCTGCCGCCGCATCCGACAGCTTGAAATACAGCAGCCCGGTATCCATGGCCAGCATGGCAAAGCCCTTGAACTGCAGATCGTAGAGCGCGCGGTTCGCCGCCGTGTCGCGTGCGTCGGCATCAAACGATGGTCCGGCCGGGCCAGTGGCGCCCTGCACGCCCGCCACGCCCGGCCCCACGGGTCCAACATCGCCCTTGGGTCCGGGCACTTGCAGCTGCGCCAGCGCGGTCGGCGTGATGTTCGCCAGCGTGATGGTGTTGGCGCGCAAGCTGCCATCATCGTTTTGCAGCAGAGCCTGATTCGCGCGCAGCCCGTTGATGGACTGCGCTGCCGCGTCCAGTTCGGTGTTGATGGCGCCGTGGTCGGTGCTGGCGCCTGCGTTTTCCAGGAAGTTCTTGGCGCGGTTGTAGGCTGGGGCTTGCATGGTGTTGTTCTTTCCGGGTTAATTGATTTGCAGGTCATCGCAAGAATTGAATCAAACCCATATAGGCATTGCCCATCTGCTTGAAACCGTCAAGGCCCAGGTGAGTGGTATCCGCCTTGAACAGGTCATCCCCTGCCGCGCCCGAGTAGTCGCTAAACGGCTTTTCATAGGCATTGTCAAAGCCATAAAAACGGTCAACGACCGAGTGGTAATCAAGCACGTAAATACTTTCCGCCTCGCGCCCGCCATAGTCGGCATTGAGTTGCTTTGCCAGCAAATAAAAGCCTCGCTTCCTGCGCTCTGTATCCAGCGTACCGTGCCTACCCTGACGGCCCGCGCTAACGGGAACGCCGATCATGAACTTGACCGCTGGCGTATCGGCTTTGACACTGGCAATCAGGGCGTCATATTGGGTTTTGTAAGCCGCGTAGCTTGCTGTAAAGGTAGCGTCAGTGGTAGCCGCAAAGTCGTTTGTGCCAAGCAGAACGTGCATGATCGTCGGCCCTGCGATACCCCATGCCGTGCGGTATTTGGCGTAACTAAACGCCAGCCCGCCGAACGTGGCCGAAGCGATTGCCACCCACGCAGCACCGTCCCAGCGAATGAACCCGCCGGCCTCGCCCATCACATCGTTGACATTCGGCGCGAGCTTGCGTCCGGTCGCTGCACTAAACAGGCCTTTGGTGCCTATGAAGTTATCTGCGTTGTAGCTGGGTGTTGCGCTGTTGGCATCAATCCAGCAGCTTGTCGGCCCATAGAAAAGGTAACCCGCCGTCACCGGCTGCATGAATGGTGAGAAGAACCCGCTCGTCCCGCCCTGTGCATCGGCTGCAAAGTAGTTAGCCATAGCCCAGCCGCCTTGACCCTCACAGCGCACCACACCTGTGTTGCCGGTGCGGTTTCCGCTAAAGGTCAGGCCGGTAGCCGCAGCCGTTCCAAGAATCACGTTGGCCCAGGTCATGCGCGCGGTGTAGCTGTCACCGATGTTCTGGATGTTCGCCGCTGTGGTTTTGGCTGCATCCGTCACGATGACGCTGAATGCTTTGGCTGTTAGCGCAGTGAAGGCGGCATCGGCAACCGTAGCGGTACCCGCAATGGTCGTGCCTGACTGACCAATCAGCGGTGTGAGTTTGGTCGCGGGACCGGCTTCCTTGCCGCCCGTAAACACAATGCCGGTTCGCCCCTTGTAGGTCGGATAGTCCTTGGCGATGTTCTCATGGTAAACAGCAATCTCCTTGCCATAAGGTACATATTGTTTGGCAGCCAGCGTCAGGTAGTCTGTGTCTGCGCTGATGGTTGCCGGTGCCCCCGTCAATTGCGAGTAGGGAAGCCGCACAGGTAAACCAGCTGCATCCTGCAACACGGAGCCGAAGGATTCATAAGCCGTAGCCGCAGTCCCCAACTCCATCTGATATGCGTTGATGGCCGTGTGGGTCACCGTGACACGAATAAAAACAGCACCCGCGGGGGGAGTGAAGGAGAAGACTGCAACCTGCGACCCGCCTGCTACTGGGGCCTTGGCTGCGTCAAAAAACACCGTAAAGCGGCTTCCCGTAGTCCAGTACGATGAACCGGGAATGACCGGGATGTAATCCGACAGGTCATATGTCGCGCTGGCAGTAAGCACCAGGGGAAGTGTTGGGTCAATGAAAAAGCCGGGCGTCACCGCTGCTTTGTTGAACTTGTTCTTTCCTACCGCGAAAAAACTTGTCTTCTGAGGCGTCACGGCAGCGTCTGCCAAGCTCGGTGTATTTATGGAACCGGCGGTCATCGGTATCGACACGGGAGCGCCGCCAGGTCCGCTCAGCACCAGCTTGAAGGCTTCATACGTTGTTGATGCTATGCCTGCTTCAACCTGAAACGCCGCCCATTGCGTATTAAGTACCATCACCCGCAGGTAACAAGCTCCCGCTGGAGCTGTTTGTGTTTTATTGCTATCTCCTCCCAAGCTTCCAGAAATAAACTGCTTGCTGGCATCGAACCAAGCGAGTTGATTTTTATAGGAGACAGTGTAGGCAGTACCAGCGATCACGGGGATAAACCCCGTTGTGTTGTAGATGGCATTGGCAGACAGCAAGCCAGTTGCGCCGTCAACAAAAAACCCGATAACTATATCTGGGTTGGTAATATTGAACAGGTTTTTGCCGGGAAGCAAAAACTTGGTATGCCGATAATCAAGAGTGCCTGCCCCATACTTTGATTCTGAAATACCACCATCAGCGAACTGAGTGGCTGGCACCGTTGCAACGTATAGGTTATAGGGGGTGTTGGTCGTCCCTATCTCTATCTGGAACTTTGCCCAGTTGGCAACAGGACAGGCTGCCCGTAGATACACCGCGCCTGCCGGTGCGACCAAGGGCGTTGAAGCGCCCGTAACTGCACCGTCTCCCGATATATATACCTTTGCCGAATCAAACCACGCTACAGGGTACTTGTAGATAATTGCGTAGGTAATGCCCGCCACAACAGGGATAAATCCCGTGACGTTATAAAGGGCGTTGACGCTTGTCACCCCGGTTGCGGAATTAATGTATGCGCCGAGTGCAACGTCCGGGTCGTTGCCATTGACCAAATTTTTACCAATCTTTAAATCTGCTTTTAATTTTTGCTTCGCCGTCAGTGCATCCTGCTCAGAGCCAGTGGCCTGACTCATGACAAACGTCTGTGTGGTGCTGGTGTTACGCAGGTAGTTGGTGAAGCGGGTCAGGCCATCCGTGACGTTGGGTTTGACCCAGAAGGTTGCGCCATCAGCGACCGACGCCCGGCCCAATGCAATGGTGTCTTTGGCGGCCAGCGCTACAGCGGAAGCGAGGGATGCTGCCTGAGACAGGTCGCGGGCGGCTTCGGCTGCAGTGTTGGCGGTTGCCGATAGTCCGGCAGATACGCCCGATGCTTGTCGGCTGTCTTCGGAGGCGCTGGCGCTTGCAAGCGATGATGCTGCGCTATTGCTGGCATTGAGTTCAAAATCCTGCCAGCCGGTTGCGCGAAAGACCATCTTTCGGCCGGTCGTCGTGTTGAAATACTCGTCACCCAAGGTCGAGGCGCTGCCGTTGGGTTTGGTTGCCGGGTTAGCTGCAAGTGCACCGTAATATCTGTTGTTGATAGCCGCCTGCGTGGCCAGTGCACCGCCTAGCGCCTGGGCGCTCAGGTTGGAGGCTTCTTGTGACAACCTCATTGCAGCATCAGCAAATGCTGCGCTGTTCAGAGCTGATTCAGAGGCGCCTTGCGCCAAAGCAACCTCCGAATCAAGAGAGGCCTGCAGTTCAAGTACTACTGAAGGCGCCAGGTTGTCCAATGTCACCAACCCATCAAGCAGTAGCCCGTCATCGCGTTGAATCAGCGCCGCATTGGCGCGTAGCTGCCCAATCGTCAGCGCCGCTGCGTCCAGTTCCTGATTGATCGCGTTGTGGTCGGTGTCGTCGCCGTCACGCTGCGCAAAATCAGCGGTTCGGCTATACGGCTGCGGCTGGGCCACTGCGGTAAGCCTCGGTAGCGCCAGCGCGCAGGCTCATGATGTGGCGTTTCTTGCCATCGGGTTCCTCTTTCGGCTCCCTGGGCTCCTTGGGCTCGCCCGGTTCCTTGGGCCGCTTCGGGCTGGCCGCCTCGATGTTGGCGCGCTCCACCACTTCGAGCAGCCGCTCGCCGTCATCATCGCCATAAACGCGCACGATTTTCTCGCGCCCGTACTTGCTGCACAGGCGCTTGTATTCCTCGGCCGCGTCCACGGTGATTTCGCCATCAAAGCCGCCCGGCGTGACGTGCTCCTTGCCGAACATTTGCCGCAACACGGCCAGTTCATAAGGCGGCACGGCCACGGTCGTGATGGTGTTGGCGTCCCGCCGGATGGTGGCCAGCACCAGCGGTATCAGTAGTTTCGACATGAGCGTTTTCCTTCCATCGGTTCAGGCAATGGCAATCACGGCCTGCGAGTTGCCGCGTGTCAGCGTCAGCGCGCAGCGCAGATTGACCATGGCATACAAGGCGAGGATGTCGTGCGGGCGCACTGGCGTGACCACGTCCATGTCGTCGTCGCGGTACTTCAGGAACTTCGAGTTGAGGAAGTAGCAGCGTTTCTCCCACGGGATAGCAGGCGCTTCCAGCGCATCCAGCACCTCAAACTGCGGGTCGTAGGTAATTTCGATGCCCTTGTAAAACACGCCCGTACTGGCGCCCGTGCCCGTCGATATGTCGATGCGCTTGCTGGTGCCTGCGTCGGTGTTCTGCGTCAGCGTGATCGAGGCCGCGTAAGCGTCAATGAAGGCGCCGCCAGCAAGGATAAAGTCCGGTGCACCGCCGTTGCGAATCGCCCGGCGCCACATCAGTTCCATGCGAGAGCGCAGCAGGCCCGCCGTCGCCGACACAATGCCGGTTTCGGCATACGGACGCCAGTACAGAGCGGTAGCCCTGTCCAGTCCACCAATGACCCCTACCGCTGGATTAAGCGGTACGAGTGCATCGAGCCCGGCAAGGGCGTCCACATCCGAAGTGCCATTGCGGTGTAGTTCCAGGTCCAGCTTTTCCATGAAGCCTTCGCGCAGCGACTCCATTTGCTCGTCCAGCAAATTAAGCAGCTGCACCTTCTCGTTTTGCTCCAGCTTGTAGGCGCCGCGTTCGCCTTCACGCACCTTGATACCAGCGCCAAACAGCCGGTCATAGTCCAGATACAAGCCATCGACGGCCCGGCGCCACGGGAAGGCGGCCAGTTCGGTCGTGTTGCGTTTGTTGAAGATCACCGGGTCCTCACCGTAGGCCCAGCCGAAGTTGGAGCCGTAGTTGGTCCTGATATTGACCACAATATTTTGTTTTGCACCAAGGAACAGTTTGCGGCCCGCCATGAGTTTCTTCAGGAGCGGGCGTTCCGAGGCGATTTGATCGACCACTACATTGCGCATGTAGTCGTCCAGTGAAACCTTGGCGAGTTGAGCCAGGTCGGGGGCTGAGATAGGCATGTGCTGCTTTCGTGAAAAGTTAAAAAACCTTTCACGCCGTCGGCGGCACGCAAGCCCGCCCGGTTCAGCCCTGCAGAGTTCCGGCGCGACTCGGATACGCTTCGCTCGGCAGTGCTATGCGCTGTGGGACGCGGCCCCCACGGTAGCAGCGATAAATTCGGCGTGTTCTGCGCGGGCGTTGCTGGCCTGACTGCGGACGGTGAATCCCGCTGCACCTTGAAGTCTGGCCATCTCGCGCCCTTGCAAACTAACGGCGCTATTTTGGCGCTGTGTCCAACCCTTGCCGGACTTTTGTTTTAAATGCCCATGGAATCCAGACGCCGCGCCATGCGTTCCATGGGTGATTCGCCGTTGATCGTGGCCTGTCCCAGCACGGACGGCCGCGAATGAATGGGCTGCTGGCCGCCCGGCCTGGGCGCCGTGCGTGGTACGGCCACGTTGTCGTAAAGCAGGCGCACGGTGTCCAGCCACAACTCCGGCGCGTACTTCGTCACGAAGTTCTGCATGTTCGCCGGGTTATTGAAATGGTCCGTCAGCGCCTTGATGCGCAAACTGTGGTCCGCCTCGCCCGCCCGTGAATTGAGGTAGGCGTCCATGGTGGCCGCCGCCTGCTGCACGGTCTGCGCATACTTCTGCTGGCTTTCCTGCGCTTGCTGGGTGGCCTGCTGGCTTTGCAGCTGCTGCGCGTTCTGCCTGCGCAGCCTGGCCAGTTCCAGCGCGCGCTCGCGCGTAATCTCCATATCGTCCACAGCCTGGCGCAAGTCGGCCTGATCGGCCAGCAAGTCCACGCCCGGCGCCTCGGCGCCCAAGCGCTTGTAAAGCTCGGTGCGCTGCGCCTCGATCATTTCGATGGCCACGCGGATGTTCTTCTCGTCGCCGGTGTTGACCAATCGCCCGAATTCCAGCGTCTGCGCGAACTGCTCAGGCGTCATGCCGGTGTTGTTCACCAGCTGGCGGAATTCGCCCACGTCCTGCTCCAGCGCCTTCTTCTCCTGAAACATCTGGCGTATGCGCTCCTTGCCCCGGTCCGAGCGCACGCCCTCCAGTAATTCAGCTTCCTCGTTGACTGGCGCTGCCGGTGCGGGCGCCTTGGCGGGCTGGCCCGGCGCCGCGGCCTCGGCTGGCTTGGCTTCTGGTGTGTCCGGCTTTTCCGGCTTGTCCGGTGGCCCGTTCGGGTCCGGCGCGCTCATGGAATCAAGCAATTCCGTGAATTTGTCAGAGTGCCGCGGCTCGCCCTCCTGATGAACCTCGGGCGCTGGTGCTGGCGCTTTGTCTGCCTGCGGTGCCGCTGGCGCTGCCGACTGTTCCGGTGCGGGCGCTGGCGTGCCCTGGCCAATGCTGTCCATCGCGGTTTCGGTGGCGCTGGGGCTTTCTGGTTCTGGTGGCATGGGCTAGCTCCTATTGTGTAAACCTTGTTCTCAGCTTCTCGGCGTCCTCGGGGTTGAGCCTCAAGTAGTTGTGTACCCCTTCCAGCCCGTGAAGTTGAAACTGATACGGGCTGTCCTCACGCCATAATCGCACTTCGCCGCGCCAAGCTGCGGCGAATATCTCGTATTCAATGCTGTAGGCGTAATCACGGCCAGTCGGCCCGGTGCGGCCATTGGCAATCGCTATGCCCTTGGCGAAGTCTTCAACGCGGACAAGTCCGTAACGTCTTTCCAGTTCGTCCGGGATTGCGCCTGTGGTTTCGTCTGCCATGGGCTTAGACTCCTATTGCATGGGTGCTGGTTGGGCGTTCATGGGTGGCGGTGGTGGCCCCGCTGCCTGTGCTGGCCCTCCAGCGGCCATGCCCGGCAAGCCTGGCGGCATCATCGGCGCGGGCTGCGGTGCTGGTGCTTTCGGGATGAAGTCCTCGATTTCAAGCCGTTCATCGAAGCGCGTCAGCGATTCACGCAGCAGGTTCACCAGCGGTTCGGCATCCATGCCGCTCGCGCGTATCTGCAGGATTTGCGTAATCAGCCCCTGCAGCACGGGCAGTATCTTGCCCCATGAATCCTGTTGTTCGGCCCGGTCCGGCGCCCCCGTGGTGCCTGCCCTGATCTTCATTTCAATCATGCCGAACACGTCATCACGGCTTAACTCTGGCCAGTCGTATTGCGGTTCGGGGACTGGCATCATGCCCATGGGCGTGGCAATCATCTTCTCGCCCGGTGGCCCCATGATGCGTTCGACCTGTGGCGCGGTCAGTTCCTGCAGCAGTATCTGCGCCGTGTAGCGCGCTATCTCCTGCAGCCAGTCCTCCACCTGGTCGCGGAATTCGGCCACGCGCCCGCTCAGGCTTTGCTGCAGGATGTTGGCCTCGGTGGCAGTCTTGGCCTCCACCATTGAGCCCCTGGCCGCGTCCTGCAAGCCGGTCACCTGCTCCCAGTCATAGCGTACCGCGCCCGTGTCGTACACCTGCGGGTCGATTGGTGGCGGCTGGCGCGGGATGATGACCGACTGCAGCGGCTTGCCCTCGCTGTCAATGATCGTGACTTCGCCCATGGCGCTGTCGGTGTAGCGCTTGATGCTTTTCTCCGATACCTCGGAGCCCGCAATCCAGCCCGGCAGGCATAGCTTCCTGTGCTTGTTGAAGGCGTCGCGCGCGTCGTTGTGCTCGTCCTGCAGCTTGGTCGTCAGGTCCACCATGGACGGCGCCACGAAACTGCCCACGACCACATTGAACGGCAGCAGAAAATACGGATACCAGCGCTCTCCAGCCTTGGGCGGGCTGTAGGGCTCTTTCACCCAGTAATCGCAGCCCTCGGCCATGGTGAAGACGCGCTGGCTCACCTTGTCCCATATTTCCAGAATCGCAATCTGCTTGTCATCATCGAGCACGCCCACGGTCCCGGCGCCCAGCCGGGCATCGCCGCCCGCGCGCTTCATGCTGTTGCTGCCCACCTGGTAGGCTTTGGCATTGTTCAGCTTGATCTTGTAGAGCGCCTCTGCGCTGGACTTCTTCATCGGAATGATCTGGCATTGCCAATCCGCGTCCTTGTAGTCCCAAAATTCACACACGTCCGGGTCAATCAGAAAATTGTCCGTCAGCACCCGGTCCAGCACAATGCCCTCGGACGCCGTCACTTCCACCTTTTCAGACAAGGCCGCCATCATCTGATTGAGTGCGGCCTGCTTGGCCTCCAGATCGCCGCGCTGTTCGGGGTCTTCAAGGTCGGCAATCAAGCGCTCGATAGCCTGAATGTTGTCCTGCGTGTCCTGGATGCGGCTCTTGATAATCGGGTCGGTGGTGATGTCGCGTTGATACAGGACCTTGACAATCCCAAAGCTGGCCACCAGCGCCGCGCGCACCGTCATCTTGGCCCGGCCCTTGAGGTCGGCATCTTCCAGCGCCCGGTTTGTCACCGCTTGGATGGTCTTGCAAAAGAGTTTCAGGTCGCGCGCCTTGTGCGTGCCGCTGGCACTGATTTCCGGGTTGCGCGCGTAGATATTGGGCAGGATGGACGTGATCGTGCCGTGTATCAGGTTCGCCCTGGGCCTGTAAAACGCCGTGGTCTTGGGGTCCGCGCTCCAGTCAAAGCCCGTCGCCAGCGTCTGGTTGTGCTGCACCCGCTGGTGGAATTTCTCCCAGTGGGTACGCGCCGCGGCAATGCGTTTGTTCCAGCGCTGCGCCAGCGGGTCCGTGTCGGGTGTTTCGCGGTAGCCTGTTACGGGTGCGGGTGCTGCCGCTAAGCCGGGTACAGCGGGCATCATTGAGTTGGGCGTTTCCATGGCTTGCCTACTTCGATATGGTATCCATCGCCGTGTTTATACGTCTGTTCGTCAAGCACCTCTGACTTTTGGGCTTCAT